GACACGGAGGAACCAGGATACTGGGGACTATGAGACTTCTCTTTGACATTGAAACCAACGGTCTGCCCCGCCAAGGGATGGATCGGCTTCACTGTATCGTGACTAAAAATTTAGACACAGGTGAAGTGCTTCGTTACAACGATGTGGGTACGCATGAGTCTGTTACTACTGGGGTTAACATCCTGGCAGAAGCTGACATCTTGATTGGCCACAACATCGTTGGGTTTGACATTCCAGCTATTCAACAGATCTACCCTTTCTTTGAACCCAAGGCAAGGTGTTACGATACGTTGATTCTTAGCCGGTTATTCCAACCACACATCCTGTCGATGGACTTTCGAAAGAAGCCCATTGGTATGCCAGGCAAACTCTATGGTCGCCACTCGTTGGAAGCCTGGGGGTATCGCCTTGGTGATTACAAGGGTGAGTTTGGAAAGACTAGCGACTGGTCTGAGTGGTCCCAAGAAATGGAAGACTACTGCGAGCAGGATGTTCACGTTGTTGAAACCCTGTTCAATACAATCTTCCGCAACAAACTAGGTAAATTTAAAGATGCTGTTTGGCTTGAACATGACCTGGCAAAGATCATGGCACTGCAAGAAACAGCAGGCTGGCCCTTTGATGTTGTAAAAGCCCAGAAGCTTGAATCCACTCTCCGAACAGAGATGGACAAACTTGCCGATCACATGCGAGAAACTTTCCCGTATGTTGATGGCGGAACCATGATTCCCAAGAGGAACAACAGCACTAAAGGTTATTACGAGGGGGCAGAGCTTACCAAGCTCAAAGAGTTCAACCCAACAAGTCGGGACCACATTGGCTGGGCCTTCATGACCTGGCGTGATTGGAAACCCGAAGTCTTCACAGACACCGGACGCCCGAAGATTGATGAAGGCGTTCTCCAATCCATTGATACCGAAGAGGCTAAAACATTTGCCCGAATCCTCGAACTACAAAAGGCCCTTGGACAGCTCAGTGATGGAGCAAATGCCTGGCTCAAGATGGTCACCCCTCAAGGGCGTATTCACCATGTTTGCCAGCTTGCTACCAACACCGGGCGTAACGCGCACAGCCGACCAAATCTTGGGCAGACGAGTTCGGATCCTCGTTGTCGTGAACTATTTGGTCCTGGCAATGGTATGCGTCAGGTTGGTGCCGATGCTTCCGGCTTGGAGCTTCGTATGCTTGGCCACTATCTCGCTGAGTTTGATGGCGGTGCTTTCGCTGACGTTGTAGTCAACGGAGACATTCACCAACAGAATGCAGATCGAGTTGGGTGTACTCGCAAGGAAGTCAAAACACTAACGTACGCATTCATTTATGGAGCCTCCGACAAGAAGATTGGCACCTCACTCGATAAGTCATTATCAGAGGAAGCTGCTAAGAAACTTGGGGCAAGTATCCGTAAGAAGTTCCTCAAAGCGATTCCGGGCCTTGACGATCTTCTTAAGTCTGTTGCCAATGAATCTGCTTCTGATGTTCTGCGGGGACTTGATGGGCGACCAATCCGTCTCCAAGGAAAGAAGCATGCTGCCCTTAACTACCTCTTGCAATCAGCAGGGGCGATAGTTTGTAAGCGGTGGAATGTCATTGCTTTCAACCAAATGAATAGTCTTGGATACCAGTGGGGCATTGATTACCAGTGGCTCGGATGGATCCATGATGAAATTCAACTCGCTGTTCAACCACACCTTGTCAATGACGCAAAGTTCCAACTTGAGTGGTCCATCGTCCAAGCGGGCGAATACTACGACCTCAAAGTCCCCCTCGCCTCAGAGGCAAAAGAAGGGGCAACGTGGGCCGACTGTCATTGAACCAGAGCTTCGCATTGATGCTGACTTCTTTGCCTATCGCAGCTGTCAGGTTAATGAAACGGAGCTTGACTGGGGTGATGACCTGATCACCATTGCCAGCAACTTTAAGGAGGTTACCAAGGTCTTCTCTTCGGAGATCAATAACCTCAAGAAACGGTTCGATACCGAACGAGTGCTTTTGTATTTCTCGGACAGCAAGAACTTCCGAAAGCTTGTTGACCCTGACTACAAAGGTAAGCGCACCAAACGTAAGCCCGTGGGTTATAAGCGGTTGTTGGACTGGTGTAAAGACCACTTCAAGATTATCCGCTATGAAAACCTCGAAGCAGACGACGCGCTTGGACTAGAGTGCCACCTGGACCCAAGCGATTTTATTCTTGTTTCTCCTGACAAGGACATGAAACAGATCAGCTGCAACCTATTTAATGGAAGTGAGCTGGTCCAAGTAACACCTGAAGAAGCCGACTACTGGTTCTGGACACAATGCCTTACGGGCGATCCGGTGGATGGCTACAAAGGCGTACCTGGCATCGGCGCTAAGGGCGCTCAAAAGATCCTGGCTAAGGCTGAGAATCCATGGCAAGCAGTTCTGTCCTGTTATGAAAAGGCAGGCATGACTGAAGCCGACGCCATCCGCAACGCTCGTCTTGCACGGATCCTCCGGCCTGGTGAGTATAACTCCACCACTAAGGAGCCCATCCTATGGAACCCACCCCCGTCCTTATTGGACTTGACATCGGCTTAGTCCTTGCTATTGTCTATGTCATTGACCGCAATGTCTTCCACGCAATCGACCTTATCCTCAGAGCAATCCCTGTCTGGTTTGAACTACGAAGAAATCAAATCATTCTTGGAATGCAGCTGTGGTTCGATAGACGATCACTCCGAAATGATGCCCTGGGACGATTTCTGGCAAATCGTAGACTCAAAAGCATCCTCGACAACCCCGACTACCAAGAGTTCTTCCGTGACCAAGTACAGTCCGACCCACTACAAAAGAGGGACGATTGAGATTTGGGATTTCATAGTTGACCAAGGCCTTGACTACCTGGCAGGCAACGTGATTAAATACGTTTGTCGCGCAGGCCACAAGAGCCACGAGTCCGAACTGGATGACTGGCTCAAAGCTAAGGCTTACGTTGACCGCAAAATCCAACAGCTTTCCCACGAGCGTAACCGCTAACCATGTCATCGCTGCTCCAACAAGCCATTGCCTTTCGTGAGGCCATGGACCAACCTATTAACACAGTTAATGAGTATGTGCATGAACTACAAGCAAACCTTATCACCGAGGAATACCTTGAGTTCGTTGGCGCTTTCGATGCTGAATTTAAAACCCTTGACACCGTTGAAGAAAATCAAATAGCTCAATTAAAGGAGCTTGCTGATCTTGTATTCGTGTGTTATCAATTTGCAGCTGCTCGTGGCTGGAACCTAGACGAGGCCATGCGCCGTGTCTTTGAATCCAACATGAGTAAACTCGTGGACGGCAAGCCCCTCCGCCGCGAAGATGGCAAAGTTCTTAAGGGGCCTAATTACCAACCTCCTGTTCTCGACGACCTTATCTAAACCAATGTCCCCCAACAAGATTGCACGAACTGGCCGTGTTCAAAACTGGATTGACAACCCTGAATCTCGACTACCGGTCAGCTGTACGGTCTTCCAAGTGGAGGACACTATGGAAGGGCCTGAAGGAATCGAAGCATCCTGGCGCTTTGTTTCGCACGCTCTTCGTAACGGAGCTGGCGTTGCTGTTCATCTCTCTAAGCTTCGTCCTAGAGGGGCAGAGAATGGAAAGGGCCTTACAGCGTCTGGTCCCGTCTCCTTTGCCCGCATCTACTCTGCCCTCAACGAAACCCTGAGGCGCGGTGGAGTGTATAAGAATGGGGCTGTGGTGTGTCACCTCGATTATACCCACCCTGATGCTCTTGAGTTCATCACTGCTTCCCGAGCCGACCTCGCCTGGGTCAAGCGGTGTTTGAATGTTGATGAGAACTTTCTCAAGTATGCCTCTGACGAACTGCTTGATGCCGCCATTGATGGTATTAAGAAGGGCGACATCTGGCTTAATAAGATTCGTTATGATGCTGAAGGCAATCGCATCCTGGGCAATGTTTGTCTGGAGGTGTATCTACCTAGTCGTGGTACCTGCCTTCTTCAGCATATCAATCTCGGAGCTTGCGGTATTGAGGACTTGGTTCCTGCATTTACTGAGGGCATGAGTTCCCTTATCGAGCTTCATGGAAAGACTGGTGTTGGGGAAACCGGCGAATACCTTCCCCCCGAGACTGACCGACAGATTGGTCTTGGTGTTCTTGGTCTGGCTAACTTTCTTTGCCAGAACGGCGTAACGTATAAAGAGTTTGGAGACGCCCTAACCAAATTCCATACTCATCAACCGGAGCATACTCCGGCATACCTCCTTGTATCTGAACTTGCAAAAGCCGTTGAAATTGCAGCACAGATTGCACGAGCCGCTGAAATGGACCGTGCCTTTGCTATTGCGCCTACGGCTTCCTGCTCTTATAACAACGTCGATCTGCGTGGCTATACTACTGCCCCAGAGCTGGCCCCTCCTATCTCTCGTCACGTCGATAGGGATAGTGGGACTTTCGGAGTCCAGTCTTATGACTACCCGCCGGACATCGAAATTGCTTCTGAAGTAGGTTGGGAAGCTTACAAGAAAGTTGTGGATGGTCTTGTCCGCCTCTTCCAAAGCACACTTCTCTTCCATGGGTATTCGTTTAACTCGTGGTCGGACGTTGTTACCTATGATAGGGAGTTCATTTATGAGTGGATGTATTCTCCTCAGACGAGCCTCTATTATTCTCTTCAGGTGATGCCTGATACTCAAGCTAAAGATGATGCACTTGCAGCTCTTGATGAAGACTTTCGTGATCTCTTTGGTTTTGATGAAGACATCGACCCTGATTGCGGCTGTCCCACTGTTAAACCCGAAAACGAACCCTGTATTCCCTGCGGAGAATGAGCCCAACCCTATCGCCCTACGATCAAGTTATCAGCCGCAAACGCAAATGGACCCCAGTGGCGGTTCAAAAGGGCAAGGTGGTAGAGGGGGCCGAGGACGCACTCAAACGCGCCCTTGGTCTTCGCCACCTGGAATTGCCTGTGCGTGAGTTTCTTCAACAAGGCCTGGAGAAAGAACTCCCCAAAACCCCTGGTGTTCGGGAGGCATTACTCTCCAACCAACGTGATGAAGAGAACCACGACCAGGCATTGAATTATGTAATTGATGCCCACGGTGCTAACCCCAAGTATGAGGAAGAAGCTAAGCACATCTTAAAGGCTTGGCTTGACGCGCCTGAGCATCCGATACTCAAAGCAGCTATTCTGGAGCGCAGTGTCTTCTTCGTCATCCTCCCCTTTTTCCGATTCAATGGAGATGTCGGAATCCGCACCACAGCAGCAGACATCAGCCGCGACGAACAAACCCACGTCGCAATCCACTCGATGGTCTGTTCCGAGCTGGGTCTCAAGTCCACACCAAGCCTCAATCGTTTGCGCCGCGCCACAGTAGGCTGGGTAGTTGATGGACTCACATCCTCAACAAATAAATACCTAGATAAAGATTTTTGGCTTCATCAATCTGATTCGCTGTATGAACGCGGTAAAGCCCCTGGCTTGAAAGATACCCAACGCGCTCGGATGCCCGCCTTTTTTGAGGCGGCAAATACCGATCTTCCACAATACGGATGATTAAAGCGTGTTCTGAGTGTCGGCACTTTTTTAACGCCAGTTACTTTCATCCCGAACCAAGAAACAAAGATGGCTTAAATGGGACATGCCGCAAATGTCGCAATAAAAAAGCGGTGATGTGGCAACGTTTAAATCCACGCACAAAACGCAACACCCATTTAAAATCCAAATTTGGAATAACCATTGATCAGTTTGATGAATTGCTGGCTAAACAAAATCACTGTTGCGCCATTTGTATGTCACCTGATTCAAAAGGCCGTGGAACGTTTCATGTAGATCACTGTCACCAAACAGGACAAATACGAGGATTGCTTTGTCATGATTGCAACACTGGTATTGGTAAGTTTGGAGACAGTCCAAAGGCTTTGAAAAAAGCTATTGATTACCTTGAAAGATTCTACGATGGCTTACCTTGATGAGGACACCCTTCCCCTTACACATGTAGTAGGGGGTAGGGTTGATCTACTTCGGCTCATTGAAGAGCTTGAAGAGATGTATCCTGATCGTTTTCCTGATTGCAACATCTCTGAGCGGGAACTAGCTTTCCAAGCTGGAGCTATTGCAATTATCAAACATCTTAAAAACAAAACTACTAGAGATTAAGATCATGTGTCTTGCTCCGCAACCCCAGCGGTTTACTCCGCCCTCTCCTCCCCCGCCGCCCCCTGCTCCTCCTGCCCCTCCGCCGCCGCCTCCGGCTCCTGTGAGTGCTGGTGAAAAGGTTGGTACCATTAAGACCGCTGCTAGTATGCGTGGTGCCCGTAGCAAAGCCGCTGGCGCTGCTGGCTTTACCGCCCCTCGTGCTACTCCCACCCCTACCCTTGGCACTATTTCTGGCCAAGCAACCGGCCTTAACATTCCTCAATGACAATGGAAAATCAATCTGCTGCTGGCCGCTACGCTCGCTTGGCAAGTGACAGAACGATCTTCCTTGATACTGCTCGGGAGTGTGCGCGTCTGAGTTTGCCCTACCTACTCACGCCAACCGGTGTGATCAATGGTCAGCACCTGCCCACTCCTTGGCAATCAATCGGTGCCAAAGGCGCGAACGTCATGGCCTCGAAGCTTATGCTTAGCTTGTTCCCTGTGACAGCTACGTTTTTTAAGCTTCAGATCAACGACGGTAAGCTCGCCTCGGATCCCAATCTTGATGCTAGGATCAAATCAGAGATCGACCTGAGCCTCTCCAAAATGGAGCGGGTCATCATGCAACACGTTGCCGAATCACAGGATCGTGTGATCCTTCACCAGGCAATGAAGCACCTGATCGTAACCGGGAATGTCCTGGTATACATGGGTTCGAGTGGTGTCAAGCTTTACCCTCTTGACCGTTTTGTGGTCGTCCGTGATGGAGAGGGTCAGCCCACCGAGATCGTTACTGTTGAATCTATCAACCGTCAATTCCTTCCAGAAAAATTCCAAACCTCTAAGAGTGCCACCAACCGTGTGGATGACAACACTGCTACTCCTTCTGTGGATGTAACAGTTGGTGAGGATGAAGCTGCTGTTTATACCTGGGCCAAGCTCACGGATGGACAATGGCGTTGGAGGCAGGAAGTTGATGGAGAGATTATTGAAGACAGCTATGGCAAGTCTCCAAAAAACACAACCCCGTGGCTGCCGCTGCGGTTTAACATTGTGGATGGAGAAGACTATGGCCGTGGTCGCATTGAAGAATACCTTGGTGATCTGAAGTCCCTTGAGGGTCTGATGCAAGCCATGGTAGAGGGTTCTGCTGCCGCAGCTAAGGTTGTCTTCCTTGTATCTCCAAGTGCTACGGTTAAGCCGTCTACCTTGGCAAAGGCAGGCAATGGAGCTATTATCCAGGGCCGTCAAGAAGATGTGTCGGTTGTTCAAGTTGCCAAACAGGCTGACTTCTCAACTGCCTATCAAATGATCACCCAGCTAACCCAACGGCTGAGTGAGGCCTTCCTTATTCTTACTGTGCGTCAATCTGAACGCACCACCGCTGAAGAGATCCGTGCTACCCAGCAGGAACTCAACGAACAACTTGGTGGTATCTATGGTAACCTTACCACAGAACTGCTTCGTCCGTATCTCCAACGGAAGTTGTTTGTTCTTCAGCGGTCCAACATCCTACCCAAGCTTCCTAAGGGTGTGGTCTTCCCAACTGTCATCGCAGGCATCGAAGGTATTGGCCGTGGTCAAGACCGGGAATCCTTGATGATGTTCCTTCAGACCATTTCCCAGTCGCTTGGACCTGAGGCGATGATTCGTTTCATCAATCCAGAGGAAGCAATTAAACGGCTTGCTGCCGCTCAAGGTATTGATCCTATTCAGCTCATTAAGACTGCTCAGGAACGTGAAACCGAAATGAAGCAACAGCAAGCACAAGCGGCACAAATGTCCTTGATGGGTCAAGCAGGTGAGCTGGCTAAAGCTCCGATGATGGATCCTGATAAGAACCCTGGTGTCGTTGATGCCCTACAAAACACTGTCGATGGAATCGCAAGCTCCGCTCAACCAGCCCCTCAATCCTGAGGATTTTGAACTTCCTTCTGAGGAGGTAACTTCCCTGTCTCCTCGTAAGAAGTCTGCTGGTAAACCAATCGTCAAGACTGACACTGCCCGCCCACAAAAGAAACCAGTAGTGGTTCCTGGTCTTGGCAATGTTACCCTTGTTATCCACTAATCTACCACCATGCCTGAAATCGTTTTTGACGCAACCGATCCTGATGTGACTGAAGCTCGTCTTCAAGATGAAGCTCGTCTGGCAGACATTGGTGACAAGCTGATGGCTGAAGAAGAAGCCATGGCGCAAGACAAGTATGATCGAGCCCGTGCTGAATCAGAAGCTGAACTGCGTTATGCTGGTAAGTTCAAGTCCGCTGAGGATCTTGAGAAGGCATACAAAGAACTTGAAAAGAAACTAGGGCAGAAGGAAGAGCCTACTCAAGAAGAGGGTGAAGATACCCCCGATGAGGGTACTGAATCATCTGATGAAGGTGAGGTTGTTTCTGAAACTGCTAAGTTCATTCAAGAGGCTTCTGAGGAATACTTCAGTAACTCCAATCAGCTCAAACCAGAAACCGTTCAAAAGCTCAAGGAGTTGCCGTCTGAGCAACTGATTGATGCTTACCTTGAACTTCAAAAGAACGCCACCCTTTCCCAGCAGGAATTGTCTGACGCTGATGCCAAGTCAATCCTTGCTTCGGTTGGTGGTGAAGAATCCTACAATGAAACCCTTGCCTGGGCAGCAGATAACCTGCGTCCCGATGAGGTGGCTGCTTTTGATAATGTTGTCAACAGCGGCAACAAGGATGCTATCTTCTTTGCAGTTCAAGCCTTGAATCAGCGGTATCGTGATGCTGTCGGGTTTGAAGGCAAGCGAGTGTCTGGTAAGTCTGTTAAGAACACCACCAAGGCATTCCGTAGTCAAGCCGAACTGGCACGGGCTATCTCCGATCCTCGTTATCGTGATGACCCTGCTTATCGTATTGACATCGAACAACGTCTGGCTGCAAGCGGCGATCTGATTTAAACACAGATTGTGGGGACTGCAATGTCCCCCTGCCTATTGAGGATGGGATAACCTCGTTAAAAACCCAGTCTAGACTGGAGCTATAGCCCACTGCGGTGGATAACTGTGGCAACGGACAAACCACAACTGAATATATTTTTTTTCTATCATTCCAAAGATCTTTGGGAACTAAGTAAACCTTTCTTCCCTTTAAAACTGTGACTGCAACTCTTACTCAACTCGGTCAGTCTAACAAGGCTGGCGATAAGAAGGCTCTGTTTCTGAAGCTCTTCACCGGTGAGGTCTACGAGGCCTTCCGTAATGCTACCATTGCTAAGGGTCTGGTGATGAACCGCACCCTGCGTAACGGCAAGGAAGCTCAATTCATCCACACCGGTCGTGTGACGGCTGGCTACCACACCCCTGGTTCTGCTATCCTTGGTAGCGGCAACCCCCCGGTTGCTGAAACCACCATTGCGATGGACGACCTGCTGGTGGCCTCTGCGTTCATCTACGACCTGGATGAGACCCTGGCCCAGTATGACATCCGTGGCCCCATCGCCCGTCAAATCGGCCAAAGCCTGGCTGAGTTCTATGACCGCCGCGTCTTCCGTGTGCTGGATCGTGCCTCTGGCCTGACTGCTGCCGTGACTGGTGAGCCTGGTGGTTTCCGCGTGAACCTGGGTGCCAACAAGGAGTATGACGCTCAAGCCCTGGTGGACGGTTTCTTCGAAGCTGCTGCCCGCCTGGACGAGATCGCTGCCCCCAAGGAAGGCCGTGTGGCCGTGCTGTCCCCGCGTCAGTATTATGCACTGATCAGCCAGGTGGACACCAACATCCTGAACCGCGAATACGGCAACAGCCAGGGCAACCTGAACAGCGGTGAAGGTCTCTATGAGATCGCTGGTATCAAGATCTACAAGTCGAACAACATCCCCTTCCTGGGCAAGTATGGTTCGGCTGCCGGTACCGCTATTGACGCGGCTGCTGTGACTGGTGAAAACAACAACTACGGTATCGCTACCGACTTCACCAACAGCTGCGGCCTGATCTTCCACCGTGATGCTGCTGGCGTTGTGGAGGCCATTGGTCCTTCCGTCCAGACCACCGGTGCTGACACCAAGGTGATCTATCAAGGCGATGTGATCGTGGGCCGTCTGGCTTACGGTGCTGGTGCTGTGCGCGTTTCCTGCGCTGGTGCTTTCCGTAACGTGGCCTGATCCTAGCCAAAATTAGGTTTAATAAGGGGTTAGCCTATTAAAGGTTAGCCCCTCTTTTTTCATGTCCTGTCCGATAACATGACGACTCAACTCCAAGCTATTAACCAGATGCTGAGTGGCATCGGGCAGGCCCCGGTGGTAAGCCTTGATGTCGCTAACCCCGAAATCGCTATTGCATCTTCTGTATTGGATGCTGTTGATAGGGAAGTTCAAGGAGAAGGCTGGCACTTCAACACTGAGGTGGCCTATCCTTTTACTGCTGATACAAATGGTAACATCTTTGTTCCCACTAACGTTCTTCAGCTTTCGGATAATAAATATGCAAACAATCAGAAATACCAGACGGTATTGCGGGATGGCAAGCTTTATGATAAAGTGAACCATACCTATACGTTTACTGCCGGAGCAACGATTAAATGTGATGTGGTGTGGAAGTTTGATTTCGAAGATCTTCCCCAAGTCTTTAAAGATTACATCACCCAACGCTCTACCCGTGTCTTTGCTGGACGTGTTCTTGGTTCCCAGGAAATGGTAACCTTCAACGCTCAAGATGAGGCACTGCTTCGTTCCAACTGCTTGGCCTATGATACCAGCAGTTCGGATGTTAGTATCTTTGGTCAGGAAACTGGTCAAAACTTCTACATTAGCTACACTCCTTTCCGCGCTATCGCCCGATAAATCATGGCTGCTATCTCACAAAGAACTATTGGCCTGGTTGGTGGGGTATCGCAACAGCCGGACTCTCTGATGCTTCCAGGCCAGCTAAGAGAGTGTGATAACTATTACCCTGACCCAACGTTTGGTCTTGTTAAAAGGCCAGGCGCACAGCTTATTCGTCGCATCGACAACTCTCTTTCTGGGGGTAGTTGGTTCTTTATTTGCAAGGGACTTGACGAAAAGCTTCTTCTTCAGATTACCAACAATGGTGTTGTTCGTTTGTGGGATGCTCAAAGCGGCATTCAACAGACTGTTAATGCAATGTCTGGTACGGCAACAACCTATGCTACTCATGTAAAGAGTTCTGATCTTGAGGTTCTTCAGATCAACGATTACATCTTTGTGCTTAACAGAGGTGTTGTTGTTCAGGATGTTGCTACGACCTCTGCAACCCAGAACCCCTTCGGTTATGTAACTCTTACAACGGTTGCATACGATACAACCTACCGTGTGGTTATTGACGGTACTGCCTTTACCTACAATACCCCAACCGCGTCTGGCTCTAACCTTGACGCTAACACCATTATTAGTGGCCTGGTAACTGCCATCAATGCTAACCCAGCCTTTGTTGCTACTGGCATTGCAAACTACATCCACATCCGTAGGGCCAACAACGCAGACTTCAGCCTGGAAGCTACTGGTAGTATTTCTGGTACTGGTCTTGTTGCTTATAAAGGCACGGTGACTGGTGTTGAATCATTGCCTAGTCAGTTTCTTAATGGTTTGGTTATCCAGGTTGCAGGTGATTCTGGAACCAACGGAGACGACTATTACGTTAAATTTGAAACCAGTAATGGCAGCGGACAAGGGGCTGGCACCTGGGTGGAAACGATTAAGCCAGGAGAAGTTCTGGGTCTTAATCCAACCACGATGCCTCATGCGTTGATTCGTGAAGCAAACGGAACGTATACCTTCCGTGAACTGAGCGCAGCAGCTGCAGCTTCTTATGTGCTTTCTACAACCGTAACTGGTATTCCAACCGCAGTCAGTGTCACGTCTGTTGGTACGGCTCGGTGGAACATTGGACAATCATTCCCTGTTTATGGTGGCAGTGGCATCAACCTTCGGCTTCAGGTAACCAGCGTCAATGCTCAAAGGCAGATTACTGGCATTCGAATTATTCGAGCTGGTCAAGGATACACAGCCACAAACGTTGTGTCCAACAATCAAGGCGACACCTTTACGATTACTTCTGTTGGATCTGCTACGATCTCTGGCAGCACCTGGGCTACGCAATACTGGTCACAGAGAACAGTTGGTGACATAGATTCTTCCCCAAGCCCTTCGTTTGTGGGTAGTACCATTTCTGGTATTTCCTTCTTTAAGAACCGTTTGGTTTTGATGAGCGAAGAAAACATCGTCTGTTCACAAGCCGGTACCTTCCTAGCTTTCTATCCTTCAACGGTTGTTACTGTTGTTGATAGTGATCCTATTGACATCTCTGCTGGTTCTACCACCAGGGTTGAATTTAGGTATGCACTTCAACAGTCTAATGGTTTGCTGGTCTTTGCAGACAATGCTCAGTATATCCTTCAGACGCGCTCAGAAGCTTTCTCTCCAGCAACCGCAGAACTTAACCTGATCTCTAGCTTCAGCCACACTACTGAGGTTAAACCGTTGGATCTTGGTAGTACGGTGGTGGTGGTTGAGGAGAACGAAACGTCAGTATCGGTTAATGAACTTACCATTAACATTGATTCCAACCCCCTTAAGAAGGAACTAAGCAAACTAATTCCTGCTTACATTCCAAATGGAATCAACCTTGTTACCAATACGCTGAGTGCTTCGCTGTTTGGTTTCACGTCTGTTCAAGACCCAGAAAGCATTTACTTGTTTAGGTATTACACCCAAGACCAGGAACGCCTCATTGCTTCTTGGTTCAAGTGGACATTTCCTGCACCGGTGTTGCTTGCTGAGTTCCATGAGGATGAGGTCTTCATTGTTCTTCAAGGCGACACCCAGCCGGTGCTTTGTCGGATGGAGCTGTTGACAGAAACCCCAGGTGGTGCTATCTTCTTTGAGGATAAGTACGTTGACCTTCGTATGGACTTGTTTGATTACAACCCAGCAAAGGCCTATGATTCTGTCAACGATGAAACCAAAATCTTCTTTGATGAAGGGGCAAACATAGCCTCAGCACAGCCGTGTGTTGTTAAGATCAGTCCCAACGATAACTCCTACGTTGAATACCCTACCCTTCAATACAATGCTGCAGCTCCTGCTGGACAGAAGTATTATGTGACCGTAGACGGTAATCAAACAACGGAACAGTTTGCACTTGGATACCAGATCACTTCAACAGCACGGTTCCCTGGATTCTATGTCAAGAGGGACAAGGTGGCTGATGAGATGAACATTCCTATTGTTCACCGTGTTCGTTTTTATAGCCATGAGTCAGGCCCATTTGAAGCTTCTTTGGATGTTCCTGGTCGGGCTACTTTTAACATTACCTTACCACAGATTACCGCTAACCAAAACCAATTTAACGAAGCACCTATGCTAAGGACTGCTGAGAACATCGTTCCCATTATGGCGAAGGGTAAGGATGTAGACCTTAGTATTATCTGCAGTGCTCCATTTCCCCTGGCTTTGGTTACTATGACGTGGGAAGGCACCTACAACAACAAAGGCATTAAAGCCGTATGATCCACGAAATCCGTCCAGCCACAATTGAAGATTCTATTTATTTGGCTGAGCACCTTCAGGCGGATGATCTTAACGAAATTCTCGGGTGGGGCCACAATCCACACAAGGTTCTACCCGAGTCCTTTTCTCAGCTTGAAAACCCCATAAGTTTTTTCATACGGGGTAAGCTGTGTGGGATGGCGGGGGTATCCAGAACCGATGCCCACTGCGGAGCGATTTGGATGTTAACAACAGATCATGTCCGCCCCTATCCAAAACTTTTTTTTAAGGAGGCTAAAAAATGGGTCGATCAACAAACCTCCTATGCTGTGCTTCATAACATAGCTGATCCGCGTAACCGAATGCACATGAAGCTTCTTCGCCTTCTTGGGTTTAAAAAGCTTGGTTATGTGACTGTCGGACCACAGAAACTAACTTATGTTGAATTTGCTAAATTAACAAATCATGTGTAATCCAGCGATTATTGTCGGGGCAGCAACAGCTGTCATGGGTGGCTTGCAAAGTATTGCAGGCTATCAACAAGAACAAGCACAGTATCAATACGAACAGCAGGTTGCTCAAACCCAGTATCAATACCAGATGCAGGCGTATGAGGAATCCCAACGGGCGTATCAAGCACAACTCAAGGCAAATGAAGCTGCTGCTAATCGTGCGTATATTGCCGAACAACGTAAGCTTCAAACAGATTACGACAAGGCTGCTCAAGATGCCCAACAGCTTATGATTGATAAGCTCAAGGCACAGGGTCAAATCCTTTCTTCTGGTCGTACTGGTAAGTCGATTGCCCTTCTTGCCAGCGATGCAGAGCGTGAATACGGCAAAGACCTTGCTAACCTTGGTACCAACCTTGGTTATGCTCGTGAGGCGTATACCTTGGCTGGTCTTGACATCGAAGCAGATGCTCGTTCTGCCAATGCTCAGGCTGCCTCTAACCGAATGATCCAACCTCTTGCTCCTATGGCTGGCCCTGCGCCTAGTGCTGCTGGAATGGTGCTTGGTATTGGACAGGCTGCTCTTGGTGGTTTCAGCATGTATCAGGGCCTTAAGGCTCCTTCAGGCTTTAATTCTCCTGGAAGCGGTTCTCAAGTAAGAATGCCTTCTTCAACGAACGTTGATACTAGAACTGCTTTTAGAATCCCTCAACTGGCTGGTTAAACAATGGCACAACGAGTACAACTTACTGGTTACCAGGGACCACGAGGTTTTAAAGCTGAGCAAGTCTATGATGCGTCTCGGCAAGTTCTTAACCAAGGGGAACAGGTAACCAATCAGATGGAACGGATTGGGCAACAGCTTGCCCGCCAACAAACGTCTGATCTTGAAACACTTGCTGGGTTTAGCTCAACGCTTGGTAAGTTCCTTCAGGATACCCAACAAAAGAAAAACGAACAGGAATACAACCTTGGTTTGGCTGAGGTTCTTAACGGAACCGCTGAACTGCCAGGCCAGATGTTTGATGCCTATCAAAAGGAAACAGACATCCTTCGTAGAGCTGCTGATGCTGATACCCAAACGGCTAACTTCCTTGAGCAGGATGGACAGCTTGGTGTTGCTACCGAACTTCGTAGCCGCAGCGGTGCTATCAGTGGATGGCGTGCCTATGGTCAAGCGGTAGGTACTGCTAAACAAGCTGCTAGTAATGCACAGGGTTTCTTCTTGGAGTTCATGGATCGCACTGATCCGATCATTCCTCTTCCTGATGGACGGGTAATTGCTCCAGGACAAGCAGCCAGCCCTACTGAGTTGGCCGCTGTGATGAACGTGGCTCAGCAAGAGTTTGTAAAGAACAACAAGCTGGCAGCTATCAACCCACTGGTTTTGGTTGAACACCTTGCGCCTACCCTTCAAGCTGTTAAAGGTCAGGTGTCTGCGAATCACCTTTCTGAACAAACCAGGAAGCGTAGGGAAACGGCTGTCTCTGATCTTGATGCTCAAGTCAACTCTACGTTCAGCAACCCTCAGGCAACTACCACCTCGATGTCTAACGACTTCCAGTTGTTGGTGCAGCGGTATGAAATTGATGGTGGTCTTAGCAAGGGGGCAGCGTCTGATCGGGCAATGAACCGGGCTCTTGAAACAATCAAAAGCCTTCCAAAGGACATGGCCAATCAGCTTCTTCTTGAGCTGTCCAATGTTCCTAAGATTCAAGGCGAGCCACAAAGCATTAAGCTGGGTCTTGCCTATGCAAAAGAGTTCAATGAAACCTCTGATGCAATTGAAGATCGGGCTGTTGCACAACAACAGAAGACAGAAGCTCGCCTGAATCGACAGGCACAGGAAGCTGTTTCTATTCTTGAAAAGGCGCGTCAGGATGCAAATATGCCTGCCCCGCAACTCAAGGCTCTTCGTCAGCAAACCATTCAAACTCTTGGTATTCTTGCTGATAAGGGAAGCGTGTCTGCGCTTGAGGCCAGGGCTAATCTGCTTGCAGAACCTGCCAACGTAGACTATACCCTCTATCGTCAGTACCGTGCTGGTATTGATCAGGGTAAGCGGCCATCAGAAGATCAGATCGAACGTGATCGTTTGGCTGGTCGGTTGACGGCAAACATGGCAGAGGAGTTGAAGCAATTCTCCACCTCTTCTGATCGTGGTGCGTTTATGAAGCAGTTCGACTCTTCGTTTAAGGAAGCTGTTACCTCTAAGCTCAAAGCAGAAGGTGCCATCAGTCTTAATCCGTTTGGTCAGCCTCTTCAGCATACGCAGCACGTCAATCAAAGCATCAATGATTTGGCGGACATTGTTTACAAGGTCTATGATGCAGAGCGTCGCAAAGGTAATACTTTGGATGACAATGCAATCAACCAACTCATTGAAAACCAACTACCTCGTGTTGTTGGCCGTTACTTCCAATACAACAAGGATAGCAAGTCCTGGAAAACCCGCCCGCTGAGTAAGAATCCTGCCGTCAGTCCTGATAAGGTAAAGAGTACTCTTCGTGGTTATGTGCCTGATGTTGGTGGTTTCAATCCACGAACCATTCAGCTTCGTAACCTTAACTCTGGTAACTCTGCCCTTCCTAAGTCTGAGGTAGAGGACAACATCCAACGATTCCAGAGCGGTCAGCCTCCTACGCAACGTATGCAGGCGTTGGCTGCTACCAATCCTCTTGGTATTGTTGGTGCTCTTACCCACCAAGCTCAGCACTACGATCTGGATTCGGCTGCTATTCAAAACAGCCCACAGGGTCAACAGCTTGCTCAGATGCAACGATTGGCTCCTCGTGCTGTCCAACGGTTGGCTACGGCTCCTGATTACATGAGTCAGATGCTCCAGCTCCAGCGTATTGCTCAGGCTGAACAGCGTGCCCAACGGATGCAACAGATTCCAGGTACCAGTGGTGAGGGCCTTAAGCCAAGTGCTCAGGTAACCGCTACTGATTACCTGCGTCTTGGTCTCCAACAGGGCCTCAGTCCAGAACGTGCAATCCTGATGACTGCTATTGGAATGGCTGAGTCTTCTGGCAATGCTGGTGCTCATAATCCAAACCGATCCACAGGTGATAACTCCTATGGGTTGTGGCAAATCAACATGATTGATGATCTTGGTCCTGCTCGTAGGGCTAAGTATGGTCTTCGTTCTGATAACGATCTAAAAGATCCAGAAACCAACGCTCGGGTGATGGCTGACATCCTTAAGGGAAGCGGTCTATCTGCCTGGGGTGCCTATACTGATAGGCGTTATCTTCAGTACATGAATGAAGCTCGGCGGGCGTATGCTCAGCTGAAGCGAGCGGGTGGTCTTTAAGTAGATAGACAGGGGTAGGTGCGCTTACCCCCGTTTCCCGTTGGTAAACCCTTGTCCCTGCGGGGAAACACTTTATGTCTCAACTACTTGGTCCAGTTGGTGCTGGTCCTACTGATCCTTATTACACGAGTGATCAGTACGATCAAGAACAACAAAAGTTTCAAGCTGCTCAAGAAGCAGAGGAACAACAGCAAAAAAAGCGAGAAGGTCAAGTTGGCCCCGCTACTGTTAATCCTCTTGCTGGTATTCAACAGGCCATCGGCGGCTTTGATGCCAACGATGCCATTACTGGTACAGTAGATGCTGTCTTTGGTACTCAAACTCAAGAACGGTATCGTCAAAAGAAGCAACAAGATCAGGCACTCTTTCAACGTGTTGACACTAAAATTCAACAAGATACTGGATTTGGTGCAGAAGCTATCCGAGTTGCTGCTGATGTAGGTGTCGGCGCTGTTGAGGGTACCCTTAATACCCTTGATGTTACTGGTGACATTTTAAAGGCTGGGGCTATTAACCTTACGGGTGGTAAAGTCAAGCCCACTGAAGATCCATTCAGTGATCGGTATACGGCTGCTGCCTATTCGTTTGGCCTTCAAAAGCCAAAAACACAAGTCGGTCAAACGGCTGCTAAGTTGGCTAACCTGATTGTTATTACTCGTCAGGCTGCTAAGTACCTGCCTAAGGGCCTTGTTAATCTTGGTACCAAAGGTAAGGGTCTGCGTGGTGCTATTGCTTCTGGCATTGTTCCTGGAGCTGTGGCTGATTTCATGCTTACCACCAGGGAGGATGGAAACTTCTCCAAGATGGTTAAGGACATGATTCCTGAGGACAGCTCGTTTAAGGATAGTTTCCTTCTAGCATTGGCTTCTGATGAGGATGATAACATCTTCGAAGCTAAGCTTAAGGGCACCCTAGAAGGCTCTGTATTCAGTGCTGTGGCTGATGGCCTGGTATTCATGGCCTTTGGCCGTAGAGCCGCTCAGAAGGCCCTTAAAGAAGGTGCTACGCCCGAGCAAGCTGTTGAGCAAGGCCTGAAGGCAACCGAAGCAAAAGCTAAGGAAGTTGAAACCGAACACAGGAAAGCAGTTGAAAAGGAAACTGAGCGGTGGGGTGAGGCCCATCAAACAGAACTGGAAGAACTGACTGATCTTGAAATTCAATACGGACAGCAACTCGATGCCATGCGTGCTGCGGGTGTGTCTGAAACCGACCCTAAGTTTGTTGCTCTTAGTCAAACCAAAGATATTGTTACCCGCAATATCGAGGAACTTGATGAATCCATTAGCCGTGGATATTATCCAGACGATGCTCGTGACAATGTTGCTCAAGAAGCAGCCGCACGGGTCACAGAAGGTAACCCAACAAAGGCTATTGCCCAGCAACACATTGCCTATGCTAAGGATGGTGCTAAGGCCGTAGGCTATGACCTGCCTCTTGGTACGGTTCGTGGTTCTACCCACATGCTTACGGACGCTCAGTTCCGCATCTCTTCCATTAAGGGCGATGCAGAAGAACTGATTCGTAACATCTCAAAGCGTGCTGATCTTCAACAGGCAGCCGCCGCAGCTCGTACCTCCATCAATGCTGTTGTTAAGTCCGCAGCAGAAGAGCTTCAAAACTTCAGGGCAGCTATCGACGGTGAAACCACCAACGAAAAGCTGATTGATATGATGAAGCAGGCAGAGCTGATTGATCCAGAAAACACAACTGGTAAGGTTCTGTCCAAGAAGGGTATCCTTGTTACCAAGGCTCTTGTGCGTGATACTGCCCTTGAAATCAACGAGATTGCCACCAATGCTGCCGCCCTTCGTGAGGCAGGAGAGTTCGATGGTAATATGTTTGATCGGGTGGTTGATCGTCTGGTCACATTGTTAGATCTGCATAAGTACACCGCACAGAAGACTGGTTCGACCCTTAACATCTTTAAGTTCAACGCCGAAGTTTATGATGATGCGGCAGACGCTGCTGATGGTGAACTGACTCGTGGACAGATTCGGGAATGGGCTCTTCGTGTTAAGCAGCTCCAGCGTAGCAATGATCCATCCGCACAGGATGAACTAGATAAGCTGGTTCGAGCTATGGTGCTTGCTGGTGGTGATCCATCCAAAACCGTACGCTTTGGTGCTGTTGCCGTGAGGCAGGGCGTCAAGGCTCTAACAACGAGTATGTACCAGTCCATGCTGTCTGGTCCTATTACTCACCTGCGTAACGTCTTTGGTAACACCTATTCACTTGTTGAACGTCCCTTCTCAACCTACCTCCGTGGCTCCATAAAAGGCGATAAAGCCCTGCGTGATTCGTCGGTGGCTGGTCTTCATGGTATGTTTAACGGTATCGGTGATGCGTGGCAAACC